GAAGCAGACTGTCGCAATCGATATATACGACATCTGCGTTGGGGAGAGTGAGTTTGGAACACATCGTCGTTGTGCCTTTCAATAAGACGAGACCACGAACACGCTTCGCTAGTCGACGCTTATTATACCAATTTGAAACCCACTCGAAGATTAATGAGGAAGCGGGCGATCCTGCTATTGCCGAGACACCCGACCCTATTGCATAAAGACCTGCTGATTCCATAATAGTAGTTTATAACATAATACAATATAATAATTTGTAATATGTTAGTCTAAATCTAAATCATACCCTTTGATATAAGAATAGATTTCAATTGGGCAACCATTCTTTGTTGTTCTACCATCTGCTCCTCGAGTGTCGTAATCTTGGCGAGGTCAGCGTCGTTATGTACAGAGCGAGCATCATCATATGTGACTGGTGCTGGTGCTGGTGCTGGTGATGTGACTGGTGCTAATGGTTGTGCTGGTAATCCTGCTGTAAATGTATATGGTGTGATTGGTTTCGCTGGTTCTACATCTGGAATGTTTGAAACAGGAACTCCTCGCTTACCCATACCTAGTTTGTGTCCTACTAAAGCAATCAAATAGTCATCATCACTCTCCCAATTCTTATATTCCTCTCCCTCGATCGTCACCCACTTCATCTGCACTACTCCGTTGTTATAGTAACATAATGCTTGAACTTTCGCACTTGTATTTGGGACGATTGTAACTCCCTGAATATCGATTATGCCTTCGTCGAACCACGCTTTATCCATGTTTATATTATCGCTACATTTTATTATTTTCGGTAAGACGATTAAGAAACATTCCTCTTTTTCAAATATATAAGCATTTGAACTGGACTACCCGATAAACTGCTTCGGTATGAAGTTCCACCACCAGAAAGAGCATACTGACCGATTACTATTGAACTTACAACAGGAAGGGGAGAAATAACCGAACCTTGAATCTGTCCAACTTGATATTGGAATGCTTGATTTGATGTAATCTTTGTTCCACTTGATGAACAACCCACCGATGTTTGAAATTGGGAAATAATAGCAGACTTGTCACTCGTGTCTGGTAGTTTATAAACCTTAATATTAGTTGAAAAAAATTGGTATGAACCCGAAGGCATACTTGGATAATTAGGAACATAACAAAATACAGGGTTGATATAAGACTGAGGATAATCTCCTGCTGCTGCAAACTCTGCGTCAGCGTGTAATTGATTCGTCCAAGTTTGACGACCTGTAAAAACATTACTATAATATATCGTAAAGAATGTATTTGATGATCCTGATTGTGCAAGAACTCCGTCCATTTGTATCTCCATCGAATATACATTCAAGTCAATTGAGTTTGGTAATGTGATGGTGTTTCCCGATGTTGATAAAGTGAATGTACCGACATAGAATGCTAGTTGCTCGACTGCGGGTGATGGACTTGCGGCAATCGTATATCCTCCATATCCATTTGGAGTGACACTAACATTCGATCCTGCGTATAGTTGTCGCACATCTGTTGGATTATCATAAATAACCCATGTACGACCACCATCTCCAGCAACACAAGCATACCCAGCAGTTGCCGAACAAGCGATCGTTTGTAAAAATGGGGTTGCTCCTGTTAGTGTTCCTGTTGATGTTAAAAATGACCTACCATAGTCCTCGCTGTAAAATACTTTAGTATATGTAATTGCGAGAACAAATTGACCATTTGCACTCATACATATATCGATAAAGTTGTTAGTTCCTGCTATGCTACTAGCGAGGTAATTCTTACCATAATCGGTGCTAAAGAGTATACCTACCGATTGATTAATAGTCACTAGATATTGTCCTGTTGCCGAACAAGCAACTCGTATTAGCGTATATGAAACACCTGAAGGCATCGTTGGCGAGGAAAAACTGACACCATAGTTAGTGGAGTACATAACTCGACCTGCTATTGCTCCTGTTTGGCGGAACATGAGAAACTGGTATTTTCCATCTGCCGACATCGCAACATCATCGATATTGATTAATGCTCCTTGAGTATTTTGTTGGGTTGAAGTGAAACCATAGTCGTTGGATTGGTAAATAGTTGCATAACCACCACCACCACCTACTAAGATATACTTACCATCTTGTGAACATTTCATTCTCGTATAAGTTAATGATCCTGATAAGGTTGGAAATGATGTTAGATAAGATGCTCCACCTCCAAAGGAGGAATATGTCGCATCGAAATAGAACACCCGATATTGTCCGTTAAGATAGTATCTATTCCCACTTCCAGTAATACAAACACCATTTAAATAGAATGATGTAAATGCGGTATTTCCCCAAGTTACACCCCAATCAACACTATAGCGTATCCTATCGCTTGATATGATTAACTGATATTGACCTGTATTTGAGACACAATTATCAAGATAATTATCTGAAGTAAGCACATTTGAAGAACTATATAACCACGAATAAATTGTATTATACCAAAATGGTTTGCTTGGAAGTGCTGCTGCCGCACCTATTAACATAGCAGGTTCGCTGTCATTTGATGATGTGGTTGCACTAATAGTAATTGTTCCTGACGAGTTTGCTACTGAAATACCTGTTCCACCACTAATGTTCTTTACATTCCACCCTGTGATTGCGGTCGGGACAATAGTTGTCGCATTAATCGTTGTTGCCCCTAATGTTGCAACATTTGTAATATCCTGACTATTCATATTCAGAGCAGTTGAACCTGCTGTATTACCTGCTACGAGAACCTGTGCGAGTGTCGGCGTGGTTACGGTTGGGATTGTGGCGATGCTAGTATGGAGGTGCGAGAGATTACCATCGTTGAACTGAAGGACGCAAGTATGACTTGTTGTGCTGCCCGATGGTTGGATAAACCATTCGTCGAGTTGTATATATGGCGTAATCCAGTCTGTGATTACAAATGGAGTTGCTGGAAGTGGTAGAGATAGAGCATATATCGCTTGGGTTGCTGGTGTAAGAGCAGTCTTGTTACTCGTTCCATCGTATAACAACATCTTAACGGACGATCCATTTTCAACCCTATAACTAGCATTATTCACATTCTGTGCTTGCGGTTGCGACATCGTTGGTGTGGTTGCTGCCGTGTTTGTAAGAACGAAACGGAATGATGTAATCGCTGATGTAACTGTTATTGTCTGTGGTGATGATGCTGGTGTAAATGTACGGTCTGCTTCAACACCATTTGTTGCTGTTACAGTTGGAAATGTATACAATACTGTTCCACTTTGATTTACTACTGTGCATACTAGAGGTGAGTTTGCTGAACCAGAATTGGGAGTTACTTTTACAAATGTGACTCCAGTAAGAACAAGCACGAGATCATTTGCTGGAACTGGGATATATGCTCCGTACATTACTGAAACTCCTGATGTTCCCGCTGGACTAGTATATGTCTTATTGATAAGGTATGATGTTGATGGTGTACTTGCGTAGAAATATAACTTGGCGTATAATGACGCCGCTAGATTACCTGTATAATTCACATGTTGATTCAATTCATATGTTCCATCAAGGACTGGATTACTAGATGCAAGAACCAATCCCTTCATAGACACCAACTGATAATTGGTGTTATTCGCATATGTTGATAGTGTAACTGTACGATTGACTGTTGATGTGTATGTACCGCTCATCGTTAGGTCAGTTGCTGGTGTGAAGTTTGGTGTGGTGACTGTGGTTGTTGTCGGTGCGGTTATGATATAAGTTAGACCACCGCCGCTGGAGACTGCTGACCCAGTAGCGACCTGCTGTCCGTTATACATCAGATTCGCATTCGCATCAGTATATAGTGTCTTGGTTGTTGTTCCTGTATAATTGTCTTGAAGTGTGAATGACTTGCTACTCACATTCGCAGGATCAACATATGTATTATCAACGCCGGTTCCATTATCTCCATATGCTTTATTATTACTCACTTGTATTCCATGTATGCCTACTTTACCTGTTCCTGTGAATGAGAAACTAGTTGTGTCCACAATCAACTTGCTCTTTGCTTGATAAACTTCGGTTTGTGCGACACCTGCCCTTGTATCTGCTCCAATAATTACTTGACTCGTTAAATGCCACGCAGCACCAGATGGACTAATGATTTCAACAGCAGCGTTTGAAACAGAATCAGTTCCATCAATACCTTTGCGGAATTGGATTGCTCCATCGACGCACCCATTATGTAAGACGATGTTTCCTCCCGAACCATTATTGCTTCGTATCTCGACATTCTGGTTACTTACTTTGATTTTGTTGGTTTTGTTCGCCTTATCATTTAGCGTCGTAGAACCGATATTACCAAAGTCATCTACACGCAACTCAATTGCACCACTACCGCTCCAATAGTTCTGGTCACCGAAGACGCAATTCTTCGCTATATTTCCGTGTGCGATATATGTACTTTCAACAGGTAGAGCATTTACAGCGTCAAGATTATAGAGCGTATAATCCTTAATGGTTATTGCATTTGTAGTTGTAACATACTTATCACGACTAATGATGGCAGTTTTGAAACCGAATATATCAGTATAGTTTGGTAAGCACGCTTGAGCGATGAGTTTAGCGATTATGAATGAGGGGGTTGTTCCAGTTGCAATATCCCAAGCAAGACCTGTAAGACTGATTGGTTGTGTGACTGAAAGACTTGGGAAGGCAACCTCGCAATTACTAGATTTACCAACATTTACCAAAGATCCTAGTAATGATACATTACTACTTTCAAGGCGTACATATGTATCGTTATGAATAACAATCTCATCTCGTCCATCACCTGATAATACACTTGTATCATCAGCAACTGTTATATATGACCTATTGGAATTAGCAATTAGTTTGACGACATTCCAATCAGCACCTGATGTTGCTGATGGGTTTATGATGTGAGAGGCAGGAGATACTGCTCCTCCTCCAAATATGATTGCCCCTTCTCCATTAGTTGTTGTGATGTATTTTGTCTTGGTATTGAGTGTTCCAACCGATGTAGTAAGACCATCAATCAAACTTTTAAGAACTGCATTACGATTTGTATCATCGACAACCCAATTGCCCGTTAATCCTGTTATATCGATTCGATTGACGATTGCTTTGAGTTCGACAATCTCAGCATCTGTTAGAGCGTGTTCCAGTCCCGCTGCTGCTACAAAATCATTAATGCTCATACCGTTTATCCATAGTTGATTTACATTCAAGGCGTTAATCTGGTATATACCTGCGTTGCTTGGTTTTAGCGACATTTGATAGTTTAATATAGTGCTATATAAAAATATAGCAGGTAAATATATATCCTGTTTATTTAGTCTAAATTATAATATTATTTTAATATATAACAACATAATAAAGATGGATCGTCAAGCAGACCATAAGGTAATCAAGTCTACTAAACACTTCATCAGCGTTAGTAATGCAGATTCAAATGACTACGGGACTAATGGGTTCAATCCCGCCCAGATGTACATCACTTTTAACAATACTGGGATTACAAATGTTCAATCCTACAACGATTCGACCACGACCAACATGCGACCCATCGCTTTTTCTGCTGATATTTTTTATAATAATGTCGCCCAATCATTTCGCAACAATCGTTTTCGTCTCTCGACCATCACCGATAATGCCTCTGCCGCTATTCGTGTCGGTGCTGTGAGTGAGGCAACCGCTCCCATTACCGTCTCAGTACCTGACTATATTTATAAGACTGGTGCTGAATTAGCAACCGCCCTTCAAACTGCCCTCAACGCCAAACTGATTGCGTGGATCGGTGGGAATGTGATTAATAACTTTGCTGTTACATTTAATGCGAATACAAATACATTCACGCTTGCTTATAATATTGATGCTCCTGCTGGTGTTGCTGGTCAAAATCCTATCCTTGTCCTCACTACATCATTCGTGGATACTGATACTCTTGCTTATGACAGTTCTCGTATATGGGGTACGACTGGTTCAGCGATGGGCGGGGTTTATGTCTCTGGAACATTCCAACTCCCTTACGCTAATCGTGTTGCTGGTCTGGCGTTGCCTTCATTCGTGGATTTGAATACCGTCCAATTGTTTAGGATTCATTCTAATATTAGCAAGCGGTTCTTTGCGAAGATTGGTGGTGCTGGTGCGACTGCAGCACAGAGACCCTTGAGTTTAACCGATATTCTATTTGAAATCCCATATGATGGTGCCTTAGGTGCTACTTTGAACCACGAGTTCCAAGATGACCGTTATTATCAGGAGGTCGCATCGAATCTCGATGAACTCAGGTTGACCATTACCGACAACAAGAATAATGTGATTACATTTACGAACAACGCTGAGATCAACTTCACCTTTTCTATTGACCGCCAGATTATCGTACCTGATAATGAGGAGCGGATTAAGGCGTTGGGCGACTATAACCGATTCCGTTCTTATTAATATAGATTTGCGGATTTAGGAATAAAAATATTGATATAATATATAATGACCTTATATACTATAAAAAAATGTGTGGTTGGAGTGTTGGATAAGATACGCTATTACCTGTGCTGTTGTGACTGCTGGAAATTACAAGGTGGGGCAGGGTGATTAGTCTTGGTCTTCTTCTTTTGTTTTTTTCTCACATGCAGGGGCATCGCAAGTGGTTTCTTCCCATTCGTCCAGAAATATTCCACAGACGGAACAAAATCTCGTATGCTTTTCTTCTTCCGCTTCGCTTTCGCTTTCGTAACAGTATTCGCAATACCAATCGTCATCTTGGTATGATCCGCAACTCATTCGTTCACCACAATTGTAGCAACTCTTGTAGGGATAGATATTGGGAGCATCACGCTTGTCCACGCCAGTCTGTCTTGCTATGAGATCTGCATATTGTATGCTAGTTAGAAGAGAGTTGATGTCGTTTGCAGAGTTGTCGTGGTCTTCGAGGAACTTGATTCTTTCTTCATAATTAGCAACGGTTTTTTCAACTTCCTTTTCGAGTTCAGCGATGCGTTGTTTCAGTTCTTCGATTGACGACATTATAGTTTGTGTTTTGTGCTTGACTGCTGTATTACATCATATCCAATAAAACCATTTCAATTTTTTTGAATTGCTATGATTTCAATCACATCATCATTTTTTCCGATTTTTTATAAACTCTGGGTGTTCGCTTAATATGATCGCTGTCCTCTGCTTGACTGCCATCTTGTTTGTAAGCGGACGCTTACTAAAGACCTCACTCGGTTTAGACTTCTTGGCGACCTTAAATCCTCCTTTGACTTTCTTGATTATGTACGGCATTATATTATACATGTATATAATAAAATGAAGGAAAGTGAATTAGTAAAAATAAGTAATCCTATAACCGTGAAACGCAAGTTTGCCGCTTACGCAAAGGGTGACTCGGCGAAACTGTCGATAAGCAATCGTCCCGATAAGAAATACAAGATCATAAAACCCGATGGTACTACCGTGCATTTCGGATCGACTTTAGAAGACTATACCAAACACGGTGACGATAAACGGCGTGCCGCTTACCTTAAACGGTCTGCGGGAATCAAGGGCAATTGGCGTGCCGATAAATACTCGCCTAATTCGCTCGCAAGGGCGTTACTCTGGTAGTTCAATTGGTTCTGTTATTTTTGGATTGAATATGAAGTCCTCTTTCAACATCTTTAATCTTTTCAATCCTCCTATTATTTTTTGTATATCGATAATATACTTTACTCCTGATGATACTCTTTTATTATCAAGTGTAATCTCCTCGTTGTTCTTTTTCATTATTATACTGAATGCCGTTTCTGACAGTATCTCGCCTTCTTTTCCTTTCTTGTTATTGAGACTCCATTCCTTATATGTTTCATAAAAGTCTCGTGATGCATATTCGGTTTTCATTTCACCATCTTCAAGAAGATTAACCAAGAACTTCAAATGTGATGGGGCATTCATATATTTCAATTCACGATATGCTTCAGTCGTTGGTATTGTGCTTGAAAGTTCAAATGCGTTTTTGAATGTTTTGACTTTGTATTTTAGATAGTGATAGAAGTATTGAATAACTTCATCATCTTCAAGATTTTTTACAAGGGTTTCAAAGTACTCCCTGTCTCCACGCTTTTCAGGATTTACATCAAACACCGCCCACCTCCTGTCTCCCTTCTTTAATGGGATTGGATTTGCGTTGTTAGAGCAGAATATAAAGTTTGAATAATCACTTACGGTGTATTGTGCAACCGTTTTCTTATTTACATTCAGTTTCTTTTTTGTGATCTTGGATTTTAAAGTATCGCTGTTTTGGTGGTTTGCCTTTCCACCTGCTTCATCTACAAATACTAGTAACTTACCTTCGAATAACGAATTGAATGAGTTATATATTTCATTATTGTCGTCTATGAAATAACTATACTTATCCCCAATCAACTTATTCGCTATTCTCTCGAAGAACTGGTTTTTACCAGTTCCACCACCTTCATTCAAGAGGTCTCCTTGATCACGAAGTAGTATACCTACCTCTGTTTTTATATGTGGGTGCTGTACTATAAATGCCAACCATTTCATCATAAACTCTTGATTACCGCTAGTCAAGTAGTCCAAGTGTTCCTTGAATACTTTTATCTTTTCTTCGATTTTGCTTTCATCAATTAGAATCTTATCTTTCATTTTTTCAACAGCGAATCCATCAAATAAGTTATAGATGCGTTTGTTGTCGAAACTAGGGTCGGGTTGAAAATCAATACGATCGTACTCTGCTCGTTTGGTGTCCTTTTTGTATTTGAATAGGAATGGTATACTTTTCATTTTTAGAGTTTCTGGATCTATTTCATTAATCAACCAGTTCGCAAACTTAAGGTTTGCACTCTTCTCGTTCATATATTCTATGTAACCGTCTTGATGCTCTACAACAAAGGTTGTTCCTACCAAAGCGTTCTTTTCTTCGAATAAAGATTTTTTGTATTCATATGATTCCGTATTTATAACTTTTGGTTTCCAATTATGCGTTATTTCTTTAACCTCTAGTTTTACATTAAACCCTAGAAACTCCTTTATGGATTCTGCTCCACCTTCCAATAGTTCTCGTGGAAACTCCTTCTCATTTTCCAATCTTTCCACATATCCTCCGTCGTGTATATATACCGCCATGTATCGTTTGTTGATAGACAGGTATTCATTTATGCACATCAACATTTTACGCTCTTCGGTTTGAAATACCAGCGACATTAATGATGCTTGGGGGTTGTCCCTCTTTTTGATAGATTTCTTTTCCTTTCCGATTTTTAGATCGTGATATTGTGGGTGTTTGTCCCATATCGTTTTCATTAGTAATGCGACTTCCGCTTTTAGACTATTTATGTACTTGTGTCCTTCAGGTGTTATGATTCCTTCGACATCATTCAAATAGAAACCATAGTCTCTCGCTTTGTCTCCATATAGCGTCTTCAGGAACTCATTCTTTGCTCGTTCCCTATTATCAGGGCATACCATTTTCAATCGTTCGTTTCTATTCTCGCAGTAGTCTCGAAGTCGAGTATGTTCTAGTTGGTACTGTTCGCAATACTTTAATCCTATCATATAGTGTGCGTTTGCGATGTCGATGTCCCAGTAATATTTTTCAGCAAGAGGGTTACGGATTGTCCAAGACCAGTTTGCGACTCCTAATCCTGATTGTGCAAATAGTCGTCCCAACTTGTATTCATCACAACCTTCGCCAAACTGATATATTACATTCTTTTCACCTGCTCCGTACTTCTGCTTGTAATATGATGAGACAGTCTTTCGGTCTTGGATCGCATATGCTTCGTCCGCTATTATGCTCTTGATTATTGTCTCATCGAACTTTTCTCGTCTCACTATCGGGTAGGAGGGTTCGCTAAAGGAAGTAAGTTTGTTAAACATCGTTGTCGTTGTCGTTGTTATATACTATCCAAATATTATATTTATGTTGTTTTTCCACATAAATATATTCCTAAATATACGAGTTCAATTTTTCCTTTATAGATACTACTTTGCCTCTAATTGGTGAATTGTGTCCATAACGACAGCATAAGCAGTCTCGGGACTATCCTTCATCAAGTCGCTAATCGCTTTTTTGATCATGTACACTTTGTCTAAATAATCCTTATATTTGGCGATTTCATCGGGGGTTAGGGTATGTGCAACTTTGTTCTTATAATATCGGTTCTTCTCAATCTTCTTGACCTTATCTGGGTTGAGCAAACGGTAGTCCCTCATATACTCGTTATACTTCTCTTTTTTGGACGCTTGGTCGGTTACTTCGCTCGATGACATGGGTTGGTTTTTATATATATATATATTTTATATTTATGTTGTTTTGCCCACATAATCCCTAAATGTCGGATATGGTAGGAACAGGTCATCTCTGCGAATGTAGGGTATGTAGGCAAGGGTTTTTATACCCTACACCCCTACATTCCTTACCATAATGCTCTTGTTCAGTTATAACACCCCTAAAAAGTATGGTCTCGTTTATGGTAATGTAGGGTATGTAGGGTTTTTGGTGTTTTTCGTGGCAACTACCCAACAAAAAAAAAACACAACGAACGATCCGATTCGTAGAAAGAAAATGGGTCTAAACCCTACATACCCTACATTCCATACACGCCTTACCATAATGGTCTCAACTGTTTTATCCACCCTCGTTTTTTATGGTCTCGCTTATGGTAATGTAGGGTTTGCATAAAAAATGTAGGGTTTGAAGAAACCCATCGAACATTTAGGAGATTATGTGGAGAAACAACATAAAGACTAAAATTATAATATTGGTATAGTATATAAGTATTTGAAATGGTGAAATCTTGGGCGAACGACTTTGTTGAATTGTATGAGACTGATTTCAGTCACAAAATAGATTGGGAGGAAGTAAAAACCAACGAGGGAATGTGGGTATGGAAAACCGAAGAAAGAGATGGTTGGAGGTACGATTATGGTGCAAACTATTTTCCAAAGGACGGATCATATTCAGAACTATATGAAATCCGATTAAAGAAAACAAATGTCGGACTTGTAAAAACCAAAAAAGAATACAAACTATATAGTATGTCAGGAGCGAAAGGAGATACAAGACCATCAACACCACATATAAAAAGAGGAGAATGGATATATAATTCATTTCATACATGATATAATAATATCGTAATAATGTAGAACAACACTCTACATTATGACGCAACTAGAAAGGTTTTTACTAGAAAAAATTAATGAACCAGATTGCCCTGTTCATTTTATCCAGATATACCATTCGCTATTTAGGAACTGATTATTCGTCATCATTATCGGAATGTTGTGCGAAATCAATATTTTCACGACAGCAGGGACAGGTCAGTTTTTCCAGTTTGTTCCAGCAGTCCACGCAAAGACGATGATCGCAGGCAGTTTTTGTTTGTGTTGTTTCGTGACAAACAACACAAATATCAAATGGAGATGAAAGTACCTTCTTGTGCTTGAAAATTAAATCCACATTTCGGGACATTCTATATACTCGCATACAATCATCGTGCTTTCGGTTGACGAACACACCACGACGATTGTCGAGAAACAAGTTCTCAACATCATCGTCAATCGTGCAAAGAGCATTTTGAATGTCCACTAAAATCTGTTCTCTTTTCATTTTCTTCAAAGTTTCTTTTTTGATTGGAAACATCGGGAGTTCAGTTCTTCCAAGAATACGATAAACTTCCATATCACACCTATCAGAACACGCAGTTACTCGTTTCGAACTTACCTCGTAACCTATATAAAATGTTCCAGACTCCCATATACGAAAGGTTGCTGTAACAGTAAAGTTTTCCAACTCGGTATTGTCGGTTGGAATCTCCAGAATATACTTGTTGTTCTTCGTAACCTCGTCGTAGATGTCGCCCGCAAATTGTTCCAGATCGGCGTTGTGTTCCATTTGTCTTGTTGTTGCTTTTGTCGCTGTATATCATATTTAGGATTAAAATCATTTCAATTTTATCTTCTTGGAAAATCAAATACTAATTCAAAAATCAAAAATATAATCTCTCGAAGTATATAAATGAAAGCAGAATGTTTTATGGTTATGGTTTTGTTTGCAAGCGTTGCTGCTGTTCCAGTCCAACCCCAACCGATAAGCAACCATCTAGTTCAGCGAACGCTGAACGATGCGAGCGAAGCGTCGCAGACGCACCATCACAAGTCGTCACACCACCCGCCGATGTCCCATGTACCCCACACGCTCCGCCCAGTAGTCCCATCGTTGCACCAATCGCACAACCAGTCTACCCAGACCTTCCAACACTTAACCCAAGTCTTATCAGGCAAGAAGACGACACCTACAGCACCTAACAAAGTGGAAGAGTTCGCCAAGAAACTCCGTGCCGACATGGAGGCGTCCGAACGAGTCCTGAATGTTTACATCAAGACAATCAAAGATCGCCACTCAACCACCGAATCCAAGTTGAAAACCGTAAAGATTATATTAAAGGGACTTAAAGACGAAATAGCGAATGCGACAAAGTATGCAAATGTATATCAGTCACAGGACACCGACCTAACTAAACAGGACACGATGTACAGAGTAGAGTATGAGAAGTCAAAAAAAATGTATGATGACGAGGCGGCAAACATACGGTTCGAGAAACAGTTCCTCGAGGAGATTATTAAGTATATCCAATTGCGGAAGTCTAACTGTCCAACCAAGTAATCGCATTAGGAAGACCAATCTTGTAGCAGTAATAGAAGCAGTCGAAGTTGCAGGCGTTCTTGGACGGAGCAACTGCACCATCAACCATCTTGGTAAATTGAATCCTCTTGCGTGGAATGATGATCTGGAGGTCGTTGTCGCCATTAAACAGGCGACGCATATATTGCGTAACCAATTTAGCACAGGGCATAATCAGAATGAATGGTTTGTTGAGACCACGCAATCTTTCCAAGACCTCTGGACATTTAGTGAAGGGAGGGTTGGAAACCACGATGTCGCCTCTGTCGTTTTCAAAGAAATCAATTTGCTCGTGTATCACATTAAACCCCAACTCGGTCAAATACTCACCGCTCTTACCATCTCCATAGAATGCCTCCCAGATCACTTTATCCTTCGGAATAATGTGTTTGATATTGTCCCACGCTGACTTGGGAGTCATATAGTCGTCGTGCTTCAGAAAAGTCTTTGTGTGGAAACCTGCCATCGTGGAATGCTTATATATATATTAGCAATATTTTCATTTCAATTTTTTATCTTTTCATATATTGGTAGTAGTCGTTAAGTTGCAAGACACTACCCTCCACCCAAAATTGCTTGTTATAAACTAACAAGCAATTACATAATATCTAATCTAATTCTTTAGGAGAAGAACGCCATCGCCATATTTCGTGCATCTTCTAGTTTTCGATCGACACCCACCATAGGTCTAACATTTTGCTTCTGATTGCTATGAAGTACTCGAGGAGGTCTGGAGAATGGGACAGGAGCAGGAGGTTCAGGTTCAGGTTCATCTTCGTATTCAGGAGGATTATGGATACTCTCTAGAAGGGACTGAAATGCCTGCGGGTTGGAGGGTTCACGGTATATCTTCAATTTCATATAAGGCATATCCTTCTTTACTACCTTACTCTTTTTCTTGGGTTTCTCTTCCTCCTCCTCCTCGTCGCTCGATACAGGTAGGCAAACTTTCTTCGCTGCCTTCTTTTTAGGTTCGGGGATAGGGATCGGTTCGCTTGGTGGCGACTGTATTTCCTGCAATACAGGTAGTTCGGGAGCAGGGATTGGGATAGGTTCAGGAGCGGGAGCGGGAGCGGAAGCGACCATAGGTTCAGGTGCTGCCTTTGCTGCCTTTGCTGCCTTTGCTTCCTCCTGCTTCTTGATTTTAGCGATTCTCGCCAATTCTAGTCTCTTCAAGAGGACATCTCTTTCTTGGGGAGTAATTGCCATGTTCGTTTGTTATAATATATCTAAAGATAATAATTTCTTAAACTAAACTTTTGCTAAACTATTTACCCTTCAATTTATCGGGAATATGCTTCGCATAAACCAATCCTGCCGTTGCCACGCTATGTTGCATCGTATTAGCGAGTGCCTGTTTCTTCGCCATCTCGTCTTCATCAACCTTGTACAAGTCCGAAACAACAGCACGGCGTATCTGGGTCGAACCAACCTTCACACCATCACCCGAGAAGATACTATTTATAAGTTTGGTATAGGTAGGTCGAGAGATTGGAGCGTCCACCCCATCTTTTCCGAGAAACCAACCGTGCGGGGACATCTTCTCAATCACACCACTATACTTGATAATCTCTCGAGCAACATCAGTAGGCAACTTGATTATCTTCTCGGCGTACTCCTTCTTCGTCTTGTAATTATTCAGATAGATTGTTGCCTCGCCTGTCCTCTTACCCATAAGAATATAATTAATATTATCGTCTTGTTTAGCGGGTAGAGCAGTAACCAACTTCGCATCGGCAAGGTCATTTCGCATAGGACAATTAATATGAATCAGCAAACAAAGGTACTTCATAACCATCATATATTCTTTATAAGTGTCGATGGCGGCAAGGTCAGGCAACTTCTGGCGAAGGTATTCAACCTTTTCTTTCATTCCGTCCACGCCAACCCAGTTGTCCGCCACCTTAGGGTTCATCGTATTCGTTGCGTATGTATTATTAACTGCATCGGAGAGTTCAACCATTCGCTTTTCCAATACACCAAGTATCTTATCGGGCAAGTCGAACATATCCGCCCACACTTTAAGAATAGCAACATTATTCTTCTTACTGAAGTCGCTCTTCATAGTACCGATATAATCCATAATCTTCTTGAAGTTGGTCTCGATCCATTTACCAGAATCGATTGGTGCCGAATCACCCAATCCAATCTTTTTGTAAAGACTGTTGATTGTGGATCTATAAGTTGTTAAGGTCTTTTCCGAGAGATGCGACATTTATATAAATACCAAAGATTATATTTATATAAAGTTTCCTAAATAGGCAAAAGATTATTGCGATGCGAATTGCATCTCTTCGTCAAAGCAAAGTCTGACCCACCGATGCTTATCGTACCATAGGTTAAGAAACCCGTGCGGGGTATTCTCCACTAGGGTTAGAGCATCATGATAATTATCCTTTGACCCCTTGAAGAGTGGTGAGAACTCGTTGAATATCGAATCAGCAATACCAGCGTCCTTCGATGCGAACATAATTATATTATTGGCGTTGCTTCTGATTGGTTTCGAGACCATCTTATAATGCTGGGTCAGAATAAATACATTACACAGGTGGGGTTCGTGGCGATGTTTGATAATGAACTTCACGAACCATTTACCGTCTTTCGAGTTCGCACCGGAAATCAAGGGCGAACCAAGTTGGTCATCAACCACGAGCGTTGAAATAGGTGGGTGATGAAAGTTATGCTGTTTAATCAATTCCTTTACATCAGTATCCTCATCGAGCATACCTGATTCAATCAGGATATTCAATTCGTCCTCATCGACGCTGTCCTCCTTTTTAAGGTACTTTTCAAATAGGTCAAATATAAATTGATGTTCCTTCCATGTATTTATTCTCTCGGCGATCTCATTTAGAATCTCCTCCATCGAGCGACGATTGAACTCATCATAATATTTAATGTTGTCTGGATACTGCTCTAACAGATGCTCAACCTTTGCGTCTTTTGTTCCCGACACCCAATAAACAATATTATCACCAGTAAGCATAACATCTTTTTCGATATTAAGAATATTAATAACGGTATTAGTCTTTCCACTATTGCGTGTACCTGTGATTACAGATAAATAGAATGATGCCTCACCGCTCATATGGTAAGTCGGGAATGCATATGACCCTGTTGTCTTGACTTCTTTGTTTTTATATTTAGAAACTTTCTTCAATTTAAGTGCCGACATTTAATTCTTTTAATTATAATACCCGATATATATATATCAGGATATATTAAATATAAGATTTAATTTAAATGGCGAAAAAGAAAGTGTTACGGAAGAAACGGATTGCAGCACAGAAGAAACCACAACCATTACCTAAATCAGTCCAATCTCTGCTTCGGTATTTAGGTGGAAGTGATGTTAAGGTCTCATCATCAGCACGACAACCAGCGATGGTCGCACAGCAATTCGCACCACAACAACAGCAACAGCAACAGCAGTTCCAGCAAGCACCACCACTCCAAGCAAGACGACAGCAACCAGTAGGTCAGACTATCGCCGCATCACCACTTGCACGACTAGCACCACCACCACCAGCACCACAACCAACACCCGCACAGCAAGCACCTATAATCATTAAGCAGTCGAAGAAAGAAGCAGCACCAGCGTCGAGTGATGTACTTGCACTAAAATCCAAAGTGGGATTATTGGAACAGGGATTATCATCATTTAAGCAACAGGCGGGTCAGGTCGCAGTCGCATTAAGCGAAAGTATTCGCAAGTCACTAAAGGCATCGCAACATTATCAGGAGCAGGATTACGATCCGCTTGATAGTGAGGTTGATATGTCCCCAGCAGCGAAACCGTATGTAGCGGAGCAAGGACTACAAGTAGCGACAGTCTCCGCAGTAAAACCAGCACGGTCACTATCAGTCCCATTACGAGCAAGTGCCGCATATGAAGTACCTGAAATGGAGGCAGGTCAGGGAGCATATGCGTCATCGCAATATGTTAAGGCGGTTGCAAGTCCAGAGATGACAGCAAAAGTATCATTAAGAGGCAGACCAAGACTTACCGAGCAACAAAAGGCGGCGAATGCTGAAGCAAGGAAACTAGAGAAGGCACAGAAGAAGGAACTACTTAAGACGGCAGGAGAACAGTTATACCAAGAGGGTCAATCAGCAACCAAAGCATTAGAAGCACTTACAAGTACACTTGCTGAAAAGAAGAAACCAAGACTGAAGTTAGTCCCAAAAGCAGGAAGCAAACTTGAATCTATGATGAGTGGTGTAGACCCATCAACCCAAGTACAGTTTTTAGCATCAGGTGGTGGAGCAGCAGCGGCACCGCAACAACGGGGGAAGAGTGTTTTAGAAATGATGGGTGGTGGTGGAGCGGCGAAAAAATGATTAAATAATAATCTTCATATAAATATATAATTGCTACTTTAGGAAATTATGTATTGCGAAACTGCCGAAGAACAGGAATGCTTTAAGAGACTCAAGGAGTTCTACCCAGCACAACACGACTACATGTTAGACCTGATTGCGTGGGTCTTTACCAATAAACCCGAGAGATTTGAGGAGATTATGGCGGAGCATCGAGAGAAAGGAAATGATACTATGATAGATTTAGAGAACTTTGATATAAAATCGATAATGAAATCAAAAGATTTAGAATCATAATTTATTTTATCAGGTTATAGTATAACATAACATTAAGCAAATGCACGGAATCGGATCAATCAAAATGTCTGCTGTACCTTCGGGTGTCGGCAAGATGGCGTCGGGTGCGATGAAGTTCGGCGTTGGAAAGATGGCGGGAGGTGAAGCGGAAGCAAGAAAGGCGGGAATGAAGGCGAACGAAGGTTTAGAGAAATTGATGGTCGCCAAAGGCAAGAAATAATAATTCCAATTCATTTTAGGAATAAACGAATATATATCAAAATTATTCTCTTTTGATATATTATAACAACATACATAATGACCGACGCAATCCCCAAGTCCCTCCAATACGGTTGTCAGAACTCCCAAGCACGAGTTGTCCGCCAGACTATTCAACCTCAAGGTGTTTCTACTGGTACTACCCAACAGCAGACAACCTTTAGGTTCAAGTTGCCCGAGAAGTCCCTGATCGATCTTAAGTCTCTTTCTTTCTACTATGATTACACTCTGTCTGGTATGACTGATGCCGCTACTAACTACTCCAACGCTCTTCTTCCTGCTGCTTACAAGCACTTCTCCGCTGTGAAGTTCTATGTGTCTGGTGCTGTTGCCGCAAACGGTATGTGCAATCACTATGATATGGCGTACCACGCCCTCGCCCGTGCCAGCGGTTCTGAGGATTGGGTCAATTCCCGCTGGAACAACGGTCTCATCGAGACGATCGCTTCTGGTGACGCCAACGGTCTTATCTCTGATATTACTGCCCAGTCTTCCGCTGCTGCCAACAGGGTTGCCCACTTCACTTATGATGACCTGCTCGGTCTTCCCAACTCCAAGAACTTCGTTCTCGATACTTCTTTGTTCGGTACTTGCGAGGTTGAACTTACGATGTCCGCCAATACCAGCATTAAGGCATACAGGACTGGAACTGTTACTTCTGCAACTCTTGGTGCTGCTCTTATCGGTTCAATCAGCGGCATCAACGCAAAGATTGATACTGTCGTTTCCGTGTCTCCTCTGTATGTGTCTCTGCTTGCGGAGCGTCTCCAAGTCGATACACCTATCCGCCTGCCCTTCCAGTCCATCGCCACAAATGTTGTCGCAAACTCGGGCAACAACCGTATTACCCTGAACTCTAGTTGCGTCGATGCTGTTGTTGTATGCCCTCTTGCTAATGATCCTAATGCATTCGCCGCCAACGCTTCCCAGACTGTTCTTAACGCCACTCGTTACAAGTTTGATAGTGGTCGCTCTACTGCTGATGCCAATACTGGTTTGTTCCAACTGCAGGTTGGTTCTGAGGTCTTTCCTCGTCAACCCCTTCGTATCGACGAGTGTGCCGATCTTACCGTCAACAGCATCTACGGCAACTCCGCTAAATCTACTAACACCTTGTTTGCTGGTCTTGCGGGTGCTGCTGTCTCCACTTATTCTCGTGCCGCTTACCTTGCCGAGAACTGCGTCATCATTCAGAAGTTTATGCTTGGTGAGGAGGGTTGGGCGTCTGGTCTCCTCAGCGGAATCAACTGCTCGGGAGTCAGTACGGATTTTGTTGTCTCCACTTCCAACTTGTCTGCCTACTTGTTCATCGCTGCCCTGATGACTTCCCAGTTGGTGTTCAATCCCGCCACCAGTTCAGTCAGCATCGAACAGTAAATATAATACAATCCATTTAGGATAATATGTTAATTTTTTAATATCATAACATATTATAATAACGATGCCTCTTCCCGCCAATTACGCATATTCTACTTGGGTCTTGAACTCCAAGCAACCGAAACCAAAGTTCATTTATGCTCTCGTACCTGATGAGAACTCAAATATATTGAACTCGAATATATTAGAACATAAGTATCGTGTCAGTAAACCACAGAAGCATATTGTTCAGACCACCGAAGCAGCGTACGCCAACTTCGTAATGAAGTCAAAAGACCATGTGAAATCTTTCAACTATTCGAAACCAGATCATCTCAAGATTCAAAGCAGCGTCGTCTTGAATCTGCACGATGAATCATCTACGCTCGAGAGATTGGATAAACTGTACGATGTGCGTGACGGTTACGCAGTTTAAGAAATCCTTAAAATAAAATGAGACCATCTATCGTCTCGCTTTATTTAATCTGCCAAGTAATTAAAACGAGACCATATTCCGTCACAATCCTCTATTTTGCCCCGATTTAAACTGATATTGCCTATTTTGGTTAATATATATTGGAATATTGAATATAATAGTGCTTAAATACGCAATAAAATTAATTTTATTGCGTATTTAAGCAACCTACAGACTGTATATCCAATATTTATATGCCTTTTTCGGTTAAATTAGATTAAAATAGACTTATTCGATGGATTGTGACCATATATGCTCTCATTATTTACTTGTTCAGATAATATTTATATGAGACGATAATCAGTCACATAAATATTAATTAAGAATTATAATTGCTGACGCTTAGACCCGAACTTGTCAGCAGTCTTATCGTATAAATCTTTGAGACTGTCTACGATGTAAGTATGCTCTTCGTCAATCTCTCGCATCACACGAAACTTATTTACCTGTGCCTCGTGGTGTTCCTTCTCGTTCGCATAAATGACACCGATGTTCTCCTCCATGTCTTTCGAGAATGCAGCGAAGTATATGTTCTCGTTCTTGACGGGAAGGGCGTGGAGCAAGTCGAGAGATTTAGATATGAGGACAATCTTGCCCTTGAATACCGAGCAGACATTTACAATATGCCGTTTGATTATCGAGTAGGCGAGCATAGCATCGATCGGATTTACACCCGCTGGTGCTTTCGCCATCTCTTCGGCGTCTTTCGGTACTTGAAGAGTTTGAAGCAGACTGTCGCAATCGATATATACGACATCTGCGTTGGGGAGAGTGAGTTTGGAACACATCGTCGTTGTGCCTTTCAATAAGACGAGACCACGAACACGCTTCGCTAGTCGACGCTTAT